CATTTGCTTCAATATCGCAAAACTCTATAAATAATTCCTCTTTATTTTCTTCTGTTATTTTCATTGTTTTTCTATTTAAATTCGTTATTATTTTATCGCACTAAGTTTATACCTGTCCATTGTAAAAAATATTATTCAACATATTCCTTACTTATATATAATAGCATATCATCAGGGCAATTACTTGTATCAGGCAACCCAGCCACAGAACATTTATACATATATCTTAAACCTCTAATTGTATTATAGCTTTCGTATAATTCGCCATCTTCAATCCAAAAGTGGCTGTGTTTTGCGTGTTTATTCATAAAACTTTTCACAACACCGTTTATAATGCATTGCTCTGTATTATCTTGTTTATTAAAGTATTCGCAAAAAACCTTAAAAGAAGCATCTGCCATCAATAAATGAAGTTTACTTTTATCTATAGGTTCAGGATCTTTGCAATCTTGTATAATCATATCTAACTCAAACTCTTTATCTTGTAAAAGGTCTGCAATATGTTCAAGTATTTTTTGTTTAAGGTTTTCCATAGTTTCTGTATTATTTATTTTAGTAATTTCTAAATTCACGCAACAACATCATAAACATATCCGTTAGCCACAATTGTTAAATGTTTTCTTTTCTACACTTTCGTAAGCGCCCTGTAAGCTATCAACTGCTGCCTTAAACCCATCTTTGTAGGCATTTAACAACAGTTGGCTAACATCAGGTATAGCAAATAATTTTACTTTTTCAGCTACATACCTTTCGTGCAGTTCATCTATTGCTTCAAATTTTTCATTATCAGTCCATTTTGCATTGTTTGTTATTAACCTCAATTCGTCTCTAAAATTCTTCATAATTCATATGTTTTGTTTTTCAAATCCGTAAAATTACATTGCCATACCTGTAGCCGTTGGCAACCATTACCAATCACACTCAAAAGGAATGAAAATAAAACCAAAAGGAACTAACAATATACAAGAAATAACACCAATAGAATGGTCTAAAATTGTTAAACTCGGTACTTCTGACCAATACGAAATTATTGAAAGAAATACTGTTTGGGCAGCACCTATGAATGAAAAAGGAGAGTATTTTGAAAGTCATAAACGTGAATTTGAATATACTGAATGGATAAAGTTACTTGAAAAAGGTTCAAAGAATAGATATAAGTTTCTTGAAAGAATAAACACAAATCAATCTTTTTTAAAAAAAATATATACAAGAATCCAAGCAACTATTAATCCAAGTTCGAAGCCAATCAAACAACCCTTTAGTAGGTTTGAAAAAATATCATATCGATTTATGATTGCAGGACTTATAGCTGCAGTTGTAATTCCGATTGTATTACATTTTATGCCGAATAAATAAAAAACGGTTGCCAACACCGTGTAAAAAAAATTGCTTATTTCTGTAATTATCATTTGTTCTGTTTTTCCTTATTTATTATCTTTAAACTTTGGAAAAGTGGCGCATTTTTTAACGCAACTTTTCTTACACATACTCGTTACCTACAATTAAAAAAGCGTCAGTTGTTTTTTATGAACTTCTAGCCTTTTGTTTGCTTTGTCAAAATAAGTTTTATCAATTTCAATTCCTACTAAATCAAACTTTCTGTTATAACAAGCCAACGCAATGCTTCCACTTCCCAAATGCGTGTCAATTATTTTCATTCCATCTTTGCAATAGTTGTCTAGTATCCATTCATATAATTTGGTAGGTTTTTGTGTTGGGTGTATTTTTTCATCACAATCATTTATATAAGCGTCTGCCCTACTATATTGGTATAGTTTAAATGTGTTAAGGCTTGTCTTTGCTAATTCACCTTCTTTAAAGTTTCCGCTATTCCCTTTATACCAAATTATTACGCCTTCTAAATTAAGTTCGTGAAAATAATTGCCACCCCAAACAATTTGATGCTTACTTATTCTAGCAAGTTCTTTAAAATATTCTTGGTTAGGCACTTGTTCATCCCAATTTGTGTCGTGATATTTTTTATAAGTTCCAGCACCTTTTGTAAATCCCTTTTTTCCACCAAGATTATTTTGATTAACATCTGCGTTTATTCCATAAGGTGGGTCTACTATCGCTAAATCAAATTGTTTATCCTCGCATTGCTTCATATAAAGCAAACAATCCATATTTAGTAATTCTATATTAGGCTCGTGCTTAACATCTTTTTTAACAGTAGGTAACACCGTATATAATTCATTGGTGTTTTCGTCATCTATCCTAGTTTGTTTCATTTCTATAAATTTATTTTATTAATCAAAGTTTGTGGGTGTTTAGCACCAACGAAATCATATACAAGTACGTTGTAAACAATAAAAATTATTTTTTATCTTGTTTGCATTTGGTAGTCAAATGAACTTTATTGCAAAACTTACAACCATAAGCCCTATATCTAATTCCGTTTTTTTTATAGAAAAATTCCGCTTGCTTTCTTGCAACGTTTTTGTTATTATATTTAATTTTTGTACACTCCATAATTTTTACTGTAACCAACAACGTATAAAATTAATAAAATTATTACGCAAATCTGTAATAAACCGTTTTTGGTCATTACTGTTTACATACTTTACTTCCATTAATTTACTAGGCTGTATATTAAATTTATTTATAATTTCTTTTATTTGTTTGTTTGCTTCTTTCATAACTTCTATTTTACTAATCTTATACGCAATACATTGTAAACAATTAAAGGGTTTTGTATAACTCTTTGTATGTTTGTATAATGTAATCATAACTCCAAATGTCACCCCTATAAAGCCATTTATTTTTTTCTTTTTGTTCACAATAAAGTTCAAGGAAATCATCAAAGCATTTCACTTCTTTATCCTTTAACAGTTCGCTATCGCTTTTACAACAATGTATAACCTCAATAGCTTCTATTGCATCATTTAATAAGTGGTCTACAAACCATTTTTTATCTTCACAGTCTAAATTTTCCCATCCAAAGTCTTGTTCTAATTTATCTTTTAATTGTTTTAATGTAATCATTTTTTAAATATTTTTAGTTTAATTTAATCGCTACTAAGGTTATACTCAACGTTATATACAATATTAAAAAAGTGATAGTGATGTTGCAAATAATCTTTCATTCGCTACTTTGCAGTAATCTTCTTCAATTTCAAAGCAAATGCAATTCCTTTCTTTTTGCCTACTTGCAATCGCAGTTCCACAACTTCCAGCAAAAGTATCCAAAACTAAATCACCTTTGTTACTGCTTTTTTCAATCAAATAGCTTATTAAGTTAATTGGTTTCTCTGTTGGGTGGTTTTCATTTCCTGTTCTTTTGGCTTTTAGAATATTACTATCACGCCCACCTTTCAATTTTTTTGTTCCGTTACTACAGAAAAGTATCATTTCATATTTCGGTGCATAATCTCCCTCAAGGTCACCCATTCCAGTATTATTCTTTTCCCAAATCAAAATATTTTTCACATTAAATAAAGCACCTACTTCTTGCTTAAATTTATCTATGTGATGCCAAGAGCAAAAAATGTAAAGGTGTGCTTCTTCTTTGCATACACGCTTTAGTTCTTTAACCCAACCACCCAACCAATCAAGGTTGGTATCGTTTTGGATACTTTTATGTTTTACTTTACGAAAATTGCTTTGAAATTCCATTCCGTAAGGAGGGTCAGTAAGTACTAAATCCACGCTATTATTAGCAACTTCTTTTATTCCTGTCTCCCAATCTATGTTTATTATTCTTTGCATTTGTCTGTGTTTAATTCAATGAAAAACGGGTGTTATACTAGAACGTTGTAAAACATTTACCACTTAATTTTAGGAAGAACATAATCCTTATTAACCCATCTTTTTTTAAAACCTTTTTTATAAACCGTACAATTAATACCATCAGGCCTGTGAACTCTAAATGTAGTTTCATCTTCCGTTTCAGGCTTAAAAAAATATTCATTTCCACGAGAATCAAATACAATTTGTATCTGTTCACTTCTATCTATAAATCTTGGTTTCATTGCTTTTTTAATTGCTAAATTCCAGTCCGATTGTATTTGATTTGCTACACTCATTTTTAAAACGTTTTACAACAAAGTATATAATTAATGCTTTGTTAGGTTAATATTTATTTTGTTCAATACTTATCAATGTTCAGTGTCAATGAACGGTCTGTTTTAGTGAACACGCACTAATCATATACAAACCGTTAGTAGTAATTTTCACTATTGTTGTTTACTACCAATAAACGTATTACAACTCTTATACTAATTCATCATCTGTTAGCAGATAGTTAAAAAACTACTACTAACAATACCTAAACAAAATAACTACTAATTGTTTTTTTAAAAAGCTAAGTAGTTATTATTGCTTATTTATCTATAATTTTAAAAAATTAGTTTAGCGTTTAGTATTCCTTTTTCTGTAAAGTCTACTTTTTTTAATTCTTTAAAATCACATTCAGGGTAAAAAGAAAGTAATTCTTTAGCACATTCCCTGTTACTAATAGTCCAACCGATTTGTTTATTTATTAAATCAACTAATTTTTTAAAATTTTGTAAGTACATAATTAATGTTTTTAAGTTATTGTTAAGCAAAGATATTATATATATATTTAATATCAAAGAACTTTTTTAATTATTTTAACGTTACTTTGTTTAGCCCTATCCATTAATGCACAATAAAATTATAAATATTGTCTAGTTTTCTAGCTATTTTAAAGACTAATAACCAAATGAGTTTTTTTATGTTTATTTTTTTAATTTTAAAGTGCATAACAAGTTGTATAAATTATTGCTTTAGTTTAATTTTTTCTAACTAAGGTCTGTACTTAATCGAAGAAAATAAAAACCTTACATTCTACATTTTAAATAAGTGTTCAGTTTTATAAGCGTTTATTAGCTTACCACTTTTTAATTCAATCACTATTTTAAATCCGTAAAAGGCATTTTTTTCTGTGCAATAGTCTTCTACTTCTTTAACCATTCCAGTCATTCCTTTAAAGTTTCCGCTTTGTAAAAGTATTTTAGTGTTTACAGGGTATTTTTCAGATGGTAGTTTATTATTCATCGGTTTTTATTTTAGGTTTATCTATTAAATTCATTTCTTATTCAGCAACAATTCATACAACATCAACGTTAGGCACAATTAAGGCTATCTATGTACTTTTCTGCTTTCTCTACCGCTTTTATACATCCACCTGTAAAAGTTTTAAGGGGTCTGCCCATAAATCCTTGAACGGTTGCTTTTCCTAAACAATATTCTATTCCGTAACTTTTGTAATATTTAAAACTTATCATAATAACTGTGCCTAACAATGTATAAAAACAAAAGCTATTTTAGGCTGTTTATAAGGCTTTTGATTGTTAATTTGCAATTCGCGAATCACGAATCTTTATTTATTTTTATACGCTTCAATTTTTATACTAAACGTTAGGCGCAATTTGACTCAGACCATAACAACCAATCAACTATTCCTGTACCATCTATTTCGTTTTTGTCTAAAATATTTGTGTAGTTCCAAGCTACATTTTTCCAAAAAACAAATCGCCACCATATTACACGTCTTTGCAACACATAGCAAGTCCCTAGTAAACTTGGTATATAAAGGTTTTTTCTTACCACTCTTGTTTGTTCGTCAATTTCTTCCCTTCCT